GGTTTCAACACTTAGCCACAAACAACACTACAGGTAATCAATTAACTAATAAAGTTAATATTGAGACTAATGGGCAGCTTGTTATTGAAGGAACTAATGGTAATAACGTAAACAGAAGTGCAACTACTCCTGACAGATATTACTTAAATGAATACTATGAAACATTACCAAAACTACAAGGTTTTTTAACTGGATCTGAAACAAAAGATTTTGGTTCTATTGGAGACGGCAATGAGTTAATTGAAGATGTAGCAGTATTAGGAGCCGCTTTAGGTGACTTTGCTATGGCTTCTTTAAGCGTAGACACAGTAGACCTTACTCTTACAGCTACAGTAACAGCAGCAAATGTTGTAACAGTATCTTTAGGTAACTTTACTGGTGGTTCGATTGATTTAGCTTCAGCGACTTTAACAGTAAGGACAATACCTAAACTACAAAGTTTTGGAAGCATTGCTAATCCAAATTTTGAAGTCCTAGGAACTAACATGACTTCTGCTTTAGTTACTAGAAATGCAACAGCAGGTGGGTTTATTATGACAACGGCTGGTGCAGATCAAGACCAATCAATTCTTGCTCCTAACTTAGCGAATCCTGTAGCTTGGTCAGATACTCTTTGGGGTACTGAAAACCAAACAGAATGGGAATGTTCTATTAATCCTAACGCTATTGACAATCAAAAGTTTTGGGCAGGTCTTAAATTAACTAATGACCAATTAATAGCAACTGACGCAGATCAAGCGTATTTTAAATTCCAGACTGACGCGACTAACTCAGAAGCGTTTACTGATTTTACTTTATTGCATTTTGTTCATTCAGTTGGTGGAACTGATTTTATTTCTGCACTACCTATAACGGTAGCTGCTAATACTATCTACCATCTTAAAATTGTCATAGACAGTGACAGAAAAGCAACAATCTTTGTTGATGGCACACAGTACGACATTACTACTACATCTGGTTCAACAGGTGGAACAGCAGTATCTGCTGTAGCCGAAGGTGCAGCAGCAGTTTTATCTGGTGCTTTAACTGATAATGTAGATCTTATACCTTACATTGGTATAGAAGCTGGTGCAGCAGCAGCCGAAGCAATTGATGTGCATTGGCAGGCTATTAACAGAACTATATTTGAATAAGGGGTAACTTATGGCAGGTAGATTAACAGGCTCAGATGTACTGGGTAGGTTTATAATTGCTGACGCTCAAGTCTTAGATGCAAATGGAATATCAGTGGCAGCAGCAGTTGGAAATAACGCAGCACTTACTATAGGTGGTGCGTTAGCTGACGGTGGCTCTGTCACTAATGTTGGCGGAAGGATTGTAACGATCCTTTCTGCTGGCAATGATGCAGCTAAATCATTTACTGTAGTAGGTACTGATGTAAATGGAGATGATCAAACAGAATCTATAACAGGTGCCAATGCAAGTACAGCTACTGGTTCTAAATATTTTAGAACAATAGCCTCAATAACAGCTGTTGGTAATCCAGCAGGTGATGTTAGCGCAGGTATAAATACAGCAGTTGCAGACGTTATTTTTGCAGGTAGAACTAGGCTGCAAGGTATTAACCTTGTTTGCTCTGGTACGGCAGGAAATGTAGAGTTTGTAAATACTTCTCCAAATGGGAGCAGTCTTTTTAAACTAGGGTCTGTAGCATCTGCTACTGTAACTAGAGACATTACTATTCCTGATAATGGGTTATTATTTACTGGTGGCTTGTATATTAATTATACAACTGCAACCTTTGGATCTATGACTGCATTTTTTGCATAAAAAAAATGGCTGAATGGCAGGGTAAAACAGTAACATTAAATAAACCCAGGGCTATTCCTCAAGGGAATGGAGGCTACAACAAGAAACGTAAAGAAGTTTATGTTATGTGTCCTAGTAGCGATGGTGGTAAAGTAAAACGTATTACTTTTGGCGATAAAAAGATGGGTATGCATAAAAACAGCGCATCTAGAAAAAAAAGTTATTGTGCTAGAAGTGGTGGAATTAAAAGCGACAGATGTAGTGCAAACTATTGGGCGCGAAAAGACTGGAGTTGTTAAATGGGATTATATTCAAACATACACGCAAAAAAGAAACGTATAGCAGCCGGTTCCGGTGAAACTATGCGTAAGAAAGGAGATAAAGGCGCTCCTACTTCAAAAAACTTTAAAGATGCTGCAAAAACAAGGCAAATGAAAGGAAGAGGTGGGCCTGCGGATTTAAACAACGATGGTAAATTGTCCTCTTATGAAAAAACTAGAGGCGATGCTATAGATAAAGCTATGGCAGAACAAAATAGAGTTAAGAAAAAAAACGGTGGGTTTATAGCTAAAGGCTGTGGTAGTGTTATGGAACCTAAAAGAAAAGTTACAACAATCTCTTAGAGGAAAATATAATGAAAAAATCTAAAAATAACAGCATAATGAAAATGTCTAAAGGCAATGCTGTAATGAAAATGTCTAAAGGGACTGAGGTTAATAAGAAAAAATCTAAAGGCAATAGCAAGATGAAAATGTCTAAAGGTAACGCTGTTATGAAAAAGTCTAAAGGTGGATCTGTAGTCGCAGGAAATGCAAACAGAAGAAGAGCTGATCAAAGTTAATTAGTGCCGCATTTGATAAGTAATATCCCGCATTTTAAATGCTGGGTAAGGAGAGAATTTACTCATGATCACGAAAAATATCAAGATGAGTACATACACGCGCTTGCAATAGCGGTTAACACTATTCCAGATAGATCTTTAAGTTTCCAGGTTGTATTTACCGGGCAAGAGGCTAATTGTGATGATTGGGACGAAGGCAACATTCATGGTGGCGCTATGTGGGCCAGAATGCCCATACAAGGTCTTGTAGCAGATATTGCTATGGCAGACTACCCAAAACCTATGGAAGATCATTTAGTGCAACCCTGGGATTGTGAGTCTAGAGATCATTCAGTTATTGTAATGGATAGAGTTAGCTCTTCTCCCTGGATAGCAAAAATAGGATCTAATTTTTATCAAGCAAAATATTTATTTACGGTTGATTACACCAATAATGAAATTGCAGATGACTCTGCACAACACAAACAATCTCATGTATTATATATAACTGAGGATTGTGAATGGAAAGGTAACTTAATTGCTTTGCCAAACAATAGAGTAAGGGCAACAAGCCCTGCTTTATGGGTTACAGGCGAAGGACCTCCAGATTTTAAGCCGTCACAATGGACGCATTCGGCTGAAGGTCATGAGAGTTATTTAGACCCATCAATTACTTTTAATAATTTATACGAAGAATAATATGCACTACACCAAAGACTTAGATGAGGTTATAAAAGGACTAAAAAAAGCAAGTAAGCTACATGCTGCTCAAGCTAAAAAGTTAGAAAAAATAAATAAAGATCAAAAGTCATATACTGGTGTAAAAAAGAAAAAAGTAGTTAGGAAAAGAAAATAATATGGCGTTATCCGGTAGTACACATTTTGAACCAAACGTAACTGAGTTTATTGAAGAAGCTTACGAACGTTGTGGTCTTGAATTAAGAACAGGATATGATTTAAAAACAGCAATTAGAAGTGTAAATTTAATGTTAGCTGAATGGGCTAATCGTGGTTTAAATCAATGGACAATAGAGCAAACTACTCAAGCCTTAACCGAAGGTACTTCTAGCTATTCCTTAACTGGCGCTGTAATTGATGTTTTGGATATTGTTCTTAGAAGAACAGTTGGTGGCGTTCAAACAGATATTAGTATGAATAGAATTAGTAGATCTGAATTTACTAATATTCCCAACAAAGAAACAAAAGGCAGGCCATCACAATTCTTTTTTGATAAATTAACAACGCCAGCTATAAAAATATGGCCAGCACCAGAAAACTCTACTGATATTTTATTGTTTAATAAACTTGTAAAAATGGATGTTGCTAGTAAAGCAATAAACACTATGGACATGCCTTTTAGGTTTTACCCTTGTTTTGTAGCAGGTTTAGCTTATTATTTATCTCTTAAAAAAGCTCCTCAATTAACCCCACAATTAAAAGCTATTTACGAAGAAGAATTTAGAAGAGCTGCGGATCAAGATGAAGACAGGGCTTCTTTTAGGGTTCGACCTTACATATCTGGATTGTAAAATGGCTTATGCTTTAGGTAAATTTGCAAAAGGTCTTTGTGATAGATGTGGTTTTGAATATAAATTACTTACATTAACAAAAGAATGGAACGGAGCAAAAGTTTGTTCTGAATGTTTTGAGCCTAAACATCCACAATTAGAAGTTCACAAAGCGCCTTCAGATCCCGAAGCTCTTTATGATCCTAGACCTAATAATGATGTAGAAGTTGGAGAAGGATTTGTTGTAGTAAGTGATGCAAATAACTTTACTGACACCAGTATAAATTTTTTAACTATGAATCCAGCATTA